TTTGACGCCTACTAAAGAATACACCATAAGCTTACAACTCTGATCTAATCTCTTTATATTTTTTTAATATACTACTTATTCCATCATCTACAACATCAATTTTAGCTGTCGGGTGCATAATATTTAGTGGCTCATCCATAAAACCTATGAAACCACCCATATCTTTGTATACACGTCCACCTTGTCGAAGAGGAGTTGCCTGTTGTAGAGCATAAGGATCTGAGGCCAAACCTGTTGCCTCATCAAATATATAATTTGGCATTAAAGATTCTATTCCAAAAATGCTATCTGCAGTGGTTGCACCTGGAGCTAAATTAATATCCTCTTGCGGAATGAACGGTTGAAAGAATGGAACATTTAACATTCTTGCGTATTGATCAGTTAGTGATCCTGTTTTAGTCACATCATAATCCATAGGGGTATAGCCACGGTATCTTGGCAATGGATCAGCAGGTCGATTCAAAGATCCCGGACCCGTCGTTACAAATGTTCCCAGTGCCTGCGCTCGTGCTTGTCTTTGTTGCGCTGCTGCTTCTGCATCTTTTCTTCTTTGTTCTTCGATAGCTGCAAGTCTTTCTTGCTCAGCTTTTTGTCTAGCTTCTTCTGCCGTTCGTCGTGCTGCTTCTTCGGCTGCTGCTTGTTGTGCTGCTTGTTGTGCTGCTTGCTGTGCTGCTTGTTGTCTAGCTTGTTCTGCTGCTTGTCGTGCTGCCTCTTCTCTTGCTCGTTGCTCTGCCGCTTCTCTTGCTCGTCGTTCGGCCTCTTCTCTTGCTCGCTTTTCCCGTTCCATTCTTTGACGATACTCAGGAATTCTCTCTCCTTGCATTATCCCAGGGTAAAGCATTTGTCGAGTTTGTCTGCCACGACCTCCTCTGCCATCGCGATTTCCAGTAGGTCCTGTAGGACCTCTACTAGGACCACCAAAACTTTCACTGCCAAAGCCAGTGCCAGCGCCAGCATCGGCACCGCCGCCCTGTCCTATACCACCAAAACCTCCTGGTCCACCATAATCAGGCATTATATTTTTCCTCCTCGCATCATTATACTAAAAGGATTAGCGTTTGTCATTGGATTAAAATTCATAGGTAGCGATGCGAGGCCACCGTTTCTCATTGGCAACTGTTGTCCATAAAAATCTCTAAACGCAAGACTGTATCCTGGTATAACTGGCTGTGCCTTCATGGGTTGCTCTTCCATCGGTGTCTCTTCGCTTGGATATAAAATTTCCATAACACTTCTTTCATCAGCTCGCCCTCCTCTGTCTGGCTCACCAAACACAGAGTCATCTAATTGCAAACCTCGTAAATCAAGACCAGCGATGTCAGCTAAAAACCCACTTAAACCAAAAGCGGGAAGAGATCCGAATTGACCGATTCGTTTGTTTTTGTGCATGACAACATTTTTTTGTGCAAACGGACCTGTTGTAAAATTTTTTAAATTAACTTGATTTGGGTTTATGTTTTTAGTTTTTAAAGCGTCAAAAAGTGCAAGCGTGTCGGTATACTTAACAGGATTGTTTACATCTGCTTGATTCTGTATTTTTTGAGCAAACACTTGCCTTTCTCGCTCTTCAGCCAATCGTGTTTTTGATACCTCCGTGTCAGTATTGGTAACATCTGTTCTAGCCATTTCTGCGAGAGCATCTCTAGTCGCTTGAGACATTCCTCCATCACCACCGTTTGAAGGACCATAACCGCTTCCTTGACCTGGACCCATGCCTCCAGTTGCGGCTTCGCCACCTCCTGTAGTTCCTGGGCCAAAACCTCCTGGTCCACCATAATCAGGCATTACAGCCCTCCGTTCGGTTTTATAATGTTAGATGTAATCTTATCCATGTTCGATGTAATTTTTTCAGCTTTGTCCATAACTTTGTTTATAGAATCTTTTTCTAATTTTTCTGTTGCGATTGCAGATCGAAGCGCGATGGCATCTTTTTGTTGGTCAATCTTTGCACGGTCAGTTGCTTTTTTATCACGTGCTTTTTTCTTTTCAAAACCTAATCTCTCACTTGCCTCTTCTGCTTTTCTCATCATGTCTCGTTGTTTAACATCAAGCTCGTCTCGTTTGAAGTCGAGCAATGGATCGCCGCTTGATTGTTTTAATAGCTCTTCATACTCTGCAACAAACTCTGCAATCAATTCTGACTCACGTTCAGCAACTCGTGATTGCATTTCCATCATCATCTGTTGTTGCATCATCTGTTGTTGTTCAGGTGGCAACTGTTGCATTTGTGCCGTAACTTCTTGTTGTATTTCTTCTTGAGCTTTTAGTGATATGTGTTGCATGATGTGTGCCTGTAAGTTTGCCATAACAATAGGACTCGATTTAACAACAGTGCTGTGCATCATAGAAAAGTGTGCCTCAATGTGTGCGTCATGGTTTTGACCAGGAAAAGCTTGTGCTGGCATACCTGCGAGTATTTCAGAGTTTTCCGTTGCAGGATCTTTTGGTTGTGGTTGAGGCGGTTGCATTAAAATAGCGTCAATGTTTTGCACACCCATAGCTTCATACATTCTTCGATATGCTTCATAAATATTATGCATTTGTGGAGCCGCTTGTGCCAATTGTAATTGTTGTTGCGCCAGTGTCACTCGTTGTGTGACAGAAAATATGTTTGGATCAGATACAGGTATTACATCAATACGTGCGTCAAAATCTTGTGCTTTGATCGCTTGATTGCCACCAACAATCTGATACGGATAAACTGCTGGTAAACTTTCTGCAAAAAGTTTTGCAAGTAACTTAAATTCTTTGCCTTGTGCAGCGTGCATTCTTTTGTGAATAGCAGACATAACTTTCATGCCACGCTCTAGTAACGCCATGGTTGTGCCCACAGGGTTGACTTCGTTGCCCTCACCAAGTTTCATATCAGCTACGGCTGCAAAAGATTTACCGCTGTCGATTACAAAACCAAGTAAATTAAATAGTGTGCCTGATGGTTCTTTGTATGGCAGTGTCATCAAAGACGCACGAAGATCACCGGCTGGTGCATCTACATCTCTAAACTCTCCAGGGACTAGTGGCTGGTCATCGTCTCGTATTCTTAGCCCGCGAGCTTTAAACCCAGCAGGTAAGTTGACGAGTGTCCCTGCATCAATAAGCTGTCGTAATACAGAGGTTGCGGTTTTTGTGAGACCACCCAACATATGGATAAGACCAAAACCATAAAAACCAAGACCTGGCAAAAACTTGTAATGAACGAAATATTGTTTTTTAATTTTAAGTGGATCAGTCTCATTCCAGTTTCTTCTTATTGATAATATTTGATTTGAACCTTCTTCTATAGTTACAATGTATGGTAGACGAATGCCAGTCTCTTCGCCTGCCTCATTGGCATCTTCGTATCCCGGCAGGTCTAAATCTACGTGCATCTCAAGTAGTGTGTATACATCGTCTTTGGTGTATGTTTTTTGCTTGCCGTCTAACTCGTCAATTTTATCTTGCACCTCGCTTGGGTCACCTTCAGACGGTTCACCCACAGGAATGTCACGATAGAAACCTGACACCTGAAACTTACGCAGGTCGTTTGACATCATTTTCACAACATGTGTGATTCTAGAACATGTGTGCAAATCTGTTGCTTCGTATGGTACAACCAAATCTTCTGATGAGACAAATTTAGAAACAGGTCGACCTAAAGTATTATCAAAATATATTTTACGAAACGCCGAACCAGATAGGGGGAGGTGAAAAAGCATTTGATCTAGTTCGGGTTCGTATTCCTCCATGACGTGGGTAAGTTGGAAATTCATAAACTCTTTTACACGTTGTGATTGTTGCTCTACTTGCGGGTTGATAGCGCCCATGATTTGTGTTTTTACAGGGCCACCTGCAGGAAATAATTCTTTGTAAGATTGTGCTTGAAACTGTGTAACTGATTCTGCAAGTAATGGGTGAGATACACCAGACGCACCAGGAAAAGGATTTGTTCGATCTTCATATTGCATACCTAAAAGTTCTAGCCCCTCTGCATAAGTTGATGACCAATCACTTCTTGATTCTTTGTCACCGTCATACGCATCGGACAGTTCTCTTGCGATCATCTCAAGATCGCCATCACTCATGTTGTCGGCTAAGTTTTCGTTGTGTCCGCCCATCATTGGTTGAGGCGCACCGAAGTTTATTGTTGCGCCGCCATCAGCATCAAGTTGCGGATCACCTTCCATAATATCTACTTCCTGTGCTCTGATGTCGAACTTCATTTGTTCTTTGAGCGGCATGTCTCTATCGATGGCCATGTTATGCCACCATTGTTGGCATTATATTTTCGATGCCCTCGGGTCTTCTTTTTGTGCGATTAACAAAATCTTTGTAGTCGTCAAAACTATTAATGTTATATTCATCTAATAATCTTGATCCTGCCTCTGACTCTAGCAATGAATCATACAGTCTAAACAACTCATCATCATCTAACTGAGTTAATCGACCAGATTCCATAATTTGTCTAATTGCTTCAAACTCGTCCGTTTCCATTCTTCCTTCTGGGTCATCAATAAATGGAGGTGATTTGTACTCGTCTTCATCCGCAGCGGCCATCATTGAACCAAGACCTCTCTTAGAATCTCTTAACTTCATCGCAGACGGACCAAACAATAATGTCTCTGCTTCTTTTTCTGCATCTTCTCTTGACATGCCACCTTCTTCCATAAGTCTTTTCATCAACATGTCCATTTGTTCAGCTGGGCCAGGTATTTCTACTGGCTGCACTCTCCGTCCGTCTTGAAAACC